TTCTTTTACTAACATATCAGATACTTCTTCAACCATTTTCTGTACTTGGTCTACTAAGTCTTGTGCTGCCAAAACAACCTGTGACTTTTCAACTTCTTCATTCTCTACAACAATACGTGGTTTACGTAAGCTGATTTCAGCAAAATGCTTACTCAATGCTTGTTCCATAAACACAAGTTTTAGGTATGAAGAATTTTGTTGGCTTTCATAGAAACCCGTAGATTTCTTTGTCTCGCTCATTAGACCGCGCACTTTATAAAGCATATCTCTTGCTTGTGCATAGGACATTTTACGAACATTAAACGGAACGTCATAATGCTCTTTTAACGCTCTAGTAGCGTTCTCTATTGGGTTTTTGTCAAAATCAGTTAATTTCATAGTTGTGTTCCAAGACTAATATAAAGTATTTATCTTTTTTCATTTATTGTTAGGATTTTAAGCCAAATCTTTTTTGTTGCCAAGTATATGAATTTACAATATATTTGTTCAATTCCTCGCTCATAGATTTCTTTTGAAACTTATCTTCATTCAATTTAGCAAGATATATTAACTTATCCTCTGTTTTTTTAGCTTTTTTGAACAATTTGGAATGTATAGAAATATGCACTTCTACACTACTTAAATGCATATCCAAATCAATTACTCGATTTGCTAATTGATATTTTCCTATTTTGTCCAATACACACCAACATACCGCGTTTTTCATACTAAAAAAAGAATTAACATCATCTCCGTTATTTAGTGAAACGGTTATATTATTTACATCTTTCTTTTTAATATGGTACTTGTTAAATAAATTATATGTACCATCAGTATCTTGGAAGATAACAACATCTTGCAATTTAGCAAATTCTGATGTTGCTATCATATTGTCCAATTTTCTATCAATTTTTGCAATATCAACTTTCATTATCTACTACCTTAAAATAAATGTTTCGCAATTCGTCAGATGTATCTAAAAATCCAGGAAGTTTAGACCATGCTGTATCAGTTTTAATCATAGGAACACTATCACAATCTGAATACAATGATCCTAATTCCGTTATTCCATCATCAAACACACTAGGATGCTGTATCTCAAAATCAAATGTCCAGCAGGTATATTCTTCATCATCGTGTTGTTCAAACAAGAATCCAAAATTATCAAACTCGTCAAATTTAATTTTGATTTGTTTGGGATAATTTAGTATCTCGGGCTGACTACGTAATGATATTGCTTGTAGGATAGTATCAAAATTACATTGTGTGTTGCGTTTATGCATCCAAATGTGTTCATCCTCATCAAGGGCAGGTTTATTCCTGTTAACAGTGCCAGTCTGGGTAATATCAAATAACGTATAACAACTTACGGTGAAACTCATACATGTATTTAGAGGCAAAAAAAATCCGAGAATAAATCTCGGATTTATTTGAAGTTAAACTTCTGATTAGCTTGCGCTTGTAGCTGTAGAAGCTAGGCGGAAACCAACGTTAGTAACAACAGCGCCACTTAGGTCATAACCATTAACTGTACCTAAAGCACGAACTTGTGTTTGAAGTGCAGCCGCAGTGTATGCGCCAACTGGATAAACAGCAACAGACATGTTAGTTGTGTTTGAAGTAGCTTGAACAGAGTACATCATAACTGTTGATAACTGCTCAATTGAAACCATAACTTGTGCTACCATCTCGTCAACACCTAGTTGGTCTGTTGGAGCAGCACCTAGGTCGAAACCAAAGAAGTCCATTGCTGGACCGATAAAGTTTGTAGTTGTGCCGTTAGCCGCAGTAGATGGAGCTACTGGACCGTTTTGTACGTCCATTGCGAATACTGGTTGTGCGTCGCCGTGTGTTCTTGTAAATTGTGCCATGATAAAAATCCTTTAAAAGTTTTGAATCATATAGATTCATACACTTATTTATGCCTGGCAATAAAAAAAGTCGGTTTTGGGCTTATCTTCCAGCAAGATTTTGACGGCTAAAGCCCATTCTATCTACAAATTTAAGACCATGACTCACAAAACCCTCTTGAGTTTGTGTGCCATCATCTAAATAACCTTTGACAGGAGCTGTCATTGCGGCTTTATTAAGTTGTTCTACAATGTTCATTTTGAGATTATAGATAGCAACCCATATACTAAATGCACCTACTACTCCGGCTTTGTTAGCTTCTAAATGTTGATTAATCTTTTCACGCATCTTATCAGTCATTGGCCTAGAATTAACATACTCAATAAATCCTGCATACAAATCATTCAAATCACCCGCTACGATACGCTTATTAATATACGTAGTGAATAACTGATTGAATGTATTTCTAGCTTGAGGAGCAGTGGACATTAATTGCTCGACTGCTTGACCATACTTTGCTATTTCTGATTGTGCCTTTTTGAATAGTGCCGAATTAATTTTCAAGTTAGGTGTGATTGGCATTTTAGCAGGCAATATAGCTACATCACTATTATTCTTAAGATTGCCAATAGTACCATCCAATGGTGTTGATTGATCGGTTGTTAACGCAGACGGTGGAATAAATCCATGTACTACTATCCCAGAATTTTTACCATCTAAGAATTTACCTAAATCACTGTTTGCATCTACTGTGTATGTAATACCTTTAGGGTTTGCTTTGAATGTATATAAGCCCTTTTGTTCTACTAATGGTTTACTGAACAATAAATCACCCCAATAATAACCCTTACTTCTATCTGCTTTTGATAGTCCAGGCCAAATTTGTGCAATTAATTGATGCAAGTCTGAACGATTTACACCCCGTGCCATATCGTATTGAGCAAATTGCTCTGGACTGAATACTTGACGACCACTGCCATCTTTTTTGTTGAACATATGTTTGTCTAATATACTAAACTTGCCATTAGTATTACGACCAAATATCAATGCAGGATAACCATCCCATTTAATGGTCACTTTTTCTGGATTGGATACTGTATCAGCCATTGCTTGTATGGCTTGATTAGCACCCTGTGTACCACGTAAAAATATCAAATCTTCAGGGTGGTCTAAGTGACCTTTATCTTCAGTTATAACATTGGTAATACTATCTACTTTATTTCTAAGTAGTGCTAATGAGTCAGATAGATTCATTTATATTTTACCTTGTTTTTTTGCAGTTGCCAATAATTGTGCATCAGCAGGATCAATTGTTTTGCTGTTTCTCTTTTGTTTACCTACCGAAACAGTTGTATTTTGTGGTGCTAATTCTTTTTGTAGAGTAGTTAATAGTGCTTGTTTTTGTTTAGTATTCAATCCTTTTAATAAATCTTTAATAACCCTTACGATTTGAGTCGGCGTGGGGGCGGCGGATGTGCCAGTAACTGGATTGTTAGGTGGATTGTTAGGTGTATTGTTAGGTGTATTGTTAGTATTTTTTGGTTCTTCTTCAGCCTGTGCATGTTGAACAGACCATCCCAATTCAGCTAATTTAGGTAGTACTGATTTGCCGTTATCTTTGTTATAAGTTTGTTCTAATTCTTTAGCCAATGATGCTAATCTGGTCATAACTGCCGGGTCGCTAATATTAACACCCTTCATAAACTGTTTAAAGAAGTTAGTAATATATTGGCTGATAGATTGTTTGTTTTGTTGTTGATTAGATTGACCAACTACTTTACCGGTTGGTGATAGTGCTTTTCCCAATGAAATTTCGTTTAATATATTTTCAAATAAGTAGTTTAGTTTATCAAACTGTGTTCCTTCTGAAAAATTAGATTGTTTATCACCTAGGCTTTGAGCCATCTGGCCGAATGCGTCTTGTCCTGGATTTTTAAGTTTAGAATTACGCTTGAATTGATTATCAGGTTTTGTGACAGGTTTCATAGCATCTGCCTGTTTTCTCTGTCTTACATTAGACGCACTTTTGTTGAACTGGTCTGCAGGTAATTTGCTCATTGGAGACATTTGATCTTGTGCATTTTGTGTTGCACCTGCTTGTTTATTTTGTCGTGTAGTAGTTGCAGTTTTATTGAACTGGTCCGTAGGCAACTTACTGAATTGACCATTTTGAGACATTTGGTCTTGAGCATTCTGTGTTGCAACATTCTGTTTTTGTTGTCTTGCATTAGCCGCAGTTTTGTTAAACTGGTCTGTGGGCAACTTACTGAATTGACCATTTTGAGACATTTGGTCTTGTGCTACACCGGCAGCGGCAGCTTGTTTTTCTTGTCTGATTTGCTCCGGAGATTTTTTAGTAGTTGCTAACTGATTAGCCATCTGACCAAAAGCATTTGCGCCTGCGTCATCTGTAGACGGTGCGGGATTAGAGGTGTTTGGTGTTGTTACTGGCGGAGTTACTGGATTAGTTACTGGATTAGTTACTGGCGGAGTTACTGGATTAGTTACTGGTTTATTTCCAAAATTAGTACCAATATTTGCCCCTGATGTTGTCATACCTGTGGCTGTAGGATCAACTAACCCACTGCTAATACCACTTTGTAATCCACTAAATGCGCGGCTTGTAAAATTCTTAACAAACTGGTCTTTAACCATTTGGTCTTGTGTACTTAATACGTTCTTACCCATCATTGAGCCTAGACCTGTTCTGAGGCCAGCAGATCCATAGTCGCCTATAAATGAACTTAAATCTAATTCATTTAGTTTGGGTTTTTTAAATTCAGTCAGCTTCACGATTTTTCCTTAATGATTTGGAAAACTTTGCTTGATCCTTACTCTTTATAGCTCCTAACAGTTTGCGCTCTAAAATAGCGGCGTTCTCTGGACTATAATTACGATTAATCATCTCTATTAGATTAATAGCACTAGTGATAATATTGTGGCCACGACTCTCAATAATGTGGGTCGTGTCCCTATTATTACCAATAGCTTCTAATTCCTCTAGTAGACTGCGAGTTTGTTTTTGCATATTAGTTTCCTAATAGTATTTATCTACTCTTAGGTTTTATTTCTTTAAACTATTCAACATTGCCTTCAATTTTGAACCTTGTACATCTGCTATAATTCGCTTGTTTTCAGGCTCTAGTATCTCTCCTGTAGCTTGGTCTATGATAGGTTCTGTTGAGGATAACACAGATTGTGGCTTTAAACTACTCATAATATCATTAGCACTGGGCTTAGGCGTGTACTTGTTTTCATTATCCGGATCGCTATCACTAATACGCATAGTTTCAATATCATAGTCTAAGTCAATCTTTTGACCTACACCAGTTGAACTACGACTTTTCATGCATTGAATCTGATACTTACCACGCTCACGCATACTGCGACTTGTAAAGATACCAAACACATTATCTGCTGTATTAATCTTACTGATACCACCAGCAATGTGACTATGGTCAAACTCAATTTCGTCAACCGCACTACGATTCAACTGACTAGCTGTCACCATTAATATGCCCAATTCTTTCGCAAGATTACGTAGTTCTTCAGCAACATACTTGTCTTTAATAAATTGATCGTTAGGGTTAACTTTAACAGAGACTGGCATAACCAAATCTAAGTAGTCCACCATCACAAAGTCAATCTTAATACCTGTTTGTATTTGTACCTCTTTTAAGTAAGCACGAATGTCATTCACATTACTTTGTGCGGGTAATCCTTTAACACGATACTGTCCTGACTTTTTACCAATC